GTATAATTTTTGCGCGAATGGAATTGAGGGAGGGGGGGTTCGCTGATATGGAATCTTCCAGTGGCATGGTTTCGCTTGGCTGTCGGGTTCCGGCGTCTTTGAAGGCCCGGCTTGATCGGGCCGCCGAGCTGGCCGGGCATACTCAAAGCGAGGAAGCCGCCCGCCGCCTGGCCGATTCCTTTGAATTGCAGCCGATTTTTGAAATCATGACCCTGGGGCAATCGGCCGATGGCCGGCCCTGGTTCGAGGATCCGGCCCGCGCCGTCATGGTACTGCAAATGGTCCGGGCCTATCTTCAAACATTCGTTTCGACTGCCGCGATGTCGCCTGCAGCCGTTGCGGCGGTGCGGCCGGCCGCGGCGCCCGGGGTTTCCAGCCTCCCTGACCGGCCGCCGCGGCCGGTGCGATTGAAACGACGACCGAGATAAACCCTGAGCCCAGAGTACAAGGCCGGGCGGCAATGGGGCCGCCCGGCACGAAAGGCCGGGGGAAGGATGGATATTTGACTGCGCCAGCGCCGCAATTCATTCCGGGCTGGCAATATGAGGATGCGATCGGCTGCTATCATGTGGCCATCGGGGCCTTGCGGGAAAGACTACTGGCGCGGCGCGCGGGGGATCATCACCATATGACAGAAACCAGTGGCGTGGCCGCCGCGCCGGCCAAGCTGAAAATCCGTTACCTGGCGACGGCCGCGCTCATTCCCTATGCCCGCAATGCCCGCACGCACAGCGAGGCCCAGGTCGCGCAGATCGCCGCCAGCATTCGCGAATTCGGCTTTACCAATCCGGTGCTGCTGGATGGCGAAAATGGCATCCTGGCCGGCCATGGCCGGGTTCTGGCGGCCCAGGCGCTGGTCATGAAAAAGGTGCCGACCATCGACCTGGCGCATCTGACACCCACCCAGCGCCGCGCCTATGTGATCGCCGACAATCAACTGGCTCTGAATGCCGGGTGGAATCAAGAATTGCTTGCGCTGGACCTGGGCGAACTGAAAGAGAGTGGATTCGATGTGGGCCTAATCGGGTTCACCGATGCGGAACTGGAGGACATCCTAGTGCGTGGCGGCCGCACGGGCGGCCTGACGGATGAGGATGAGGTGCCGCCGGAGGAACCGGCAGCGATCAGCGGCGCCGGAGATGTTTGGATCTGCGGCCGGCACCGCATTGCCTGCGGCAGTGCGACCGAGCGCCGCGCCATCGAGTGCCTGCTGGCCGGCGCAGTGCCGAATCTGATGATCACCGATCCTCCCTATGGCGTCGAATACGATGCCGATTGGCGCAATCGCGCCGAGCGAAAATCAGGCAAAGCGCGGGGCAGGAAGATCGGTGGCAGAGCTATAGGCAAGGTCAGCAACGATGACCGCGCCGATTGGCGCGAGGCCTGGGCGCTATTCCCGGGTAATGTTGCATATATCTGGCACGCCGGCCTGAAAGGTCATGTGGTCGCGGCCAGCTTGAAGGCCGCCAGGTTCGAGCTGCGGTCGCAGATTGTTTGGGTTAAGCAACGGCATGTGATCAGCCGCGGCCATTATCACGGGCAACACGAAAACGCCGCCTATGCGGTGCGCGAGGGCGAAGAGGATGGCTGGCGATTCACCGAAGAGCACCTGGCCGCGCTTTATGCTGTACGTACTGGCAAGACCGGCAACTGGCATGGTGATCGTAAGCAGTCGACGGTCTGGAACATTGATCACATCAAATCCGAGACCGGCCATAGCACGCAAAAACCCGTCGAATGCATGCGGCGGCCGATCGAGAACAATTCGGCGCCGGGCGATCTGGTTTATGACCCGTTCCTGGGATCCGGGACAACGGTGATAGCGGCCGAGACGACGGGGCGGTGCTGCCTGGGCATCGAGCTGGAGCCGGCCTATGTGGACATGGCGGTGAAGCGCTGGCAGGCCTTCGCGGGCGCGGAGGCGATGCTGGAAGGCGACGGCCGCACATTTGCAGAGATCGCGCGTGAGCGCGCGGTGGAAGGTGGTAGCGATGAGAGGACGAAAACCCGGCAGCCCGCGGGTGACTGATCTGGAGGCGGGCCGCCGCAATCTGCATCTTGTGGATGGCGGCGGCGGCGATCCGCCGGATGGCGGCGGCCCGGAAACGCCGCGCTATCCGCCGGCACCCGAATGGGTGACGGAAGGCCGTGCGCGCGAATTGTGGGCCGAATTGCTGCCGCAGCTGATTCGCCGGCATCAATGGCTTAATCTGTTCAAGGTCGAGTTCGGGCGCTATTGCAACAGCTTTGCCATCTATTGTGAGGCCGCCGAAAAGGTAGCGCTGTATGGATCGGTGGTCAAAACGCCGAACGGCTATCCGACGCAATCGCCCTATGAGACGATTCGCAACCGGCAGAATGAAATCATGCTGCGGCTGGCGGCGGATCTGGGGCTGAATCCCGTGGCGCAGCAGCGGCTGGATGGCGTGCAGCTGGATATGTTCGATCTGCCGGCGCCCGGCGCCGATCCCGGGGGCGGCGAACGGTTTGCCAAATACAAGTAATGCCCGCAGCTGATTATGTCGATCGGGCGCTCCGTTATTGCCGGCGCATCGTGGCCGGCGAGATCCCGGCCTGCAAGCTGACCATCCAGGCCTGCCAGCGCCAGCTGGACGACCTGGCCCGGGCGGCGGCCGGGGATCCCGATTTTGCCTTTGTCTTCGACCGCGCCGCCGGCAACAAGATCTGCGCCTGGGTCGAGGAATTCCCCCACGTCAAGGGCCGATGGGCCAAGGCGCGGGACCGGCAGGCCAGGCTGATCCGCCTGGAAGACTGGCAATGTTTCATCCTGTCCACGGCCTTCGGCTGGCTGCATGCCGGTTCCGGCCTGCGCCGATTCCAGACGATCTACATCGAGGTGCCGCGCAAGAACGCCAAGACGACGCTGTCGGCGCCGGTGGCGCTTTACATGCTGACCGCGGACGGCGAACAGGGCGCGGAAATCGTCGCCGCGGCGACCAAGAAGGACCAGGCGAAGATCGCCTTTTCCATCGCCCATACCATGGTGCGGAAGGACGAGGAATTTCGCATCGCCTTCGGGGTGCAGACCCGCGTCAATTCGATCACCTGTCTGGAAAACGAAAGCAAGTTTGAGCCGATCGACAGCCGCGGCACCACCCAGGACGGCGCCAATCTGCATTTCAGCCTGAATGACGAGCTGCACGCCTGGAAGGGCCGCGACCTTTACGACGTGCTGGACACCGCCATGGGCAGCCGCGAACAGCCGATGATGTGGAATATAACGACCGCCGGCAGCGACAGCAGCGGCATCTGCTACGAGACGCGCAGCTACCTGGTCAATCTGCTGCAGCGCAATCACCATGACGAGAGCTTTTTCGGCGTGATCTATTCCATCGACGAAGGCGATGACATTTACGCCGAGGAAACGCAACGCAAGGCCAATCCCAACTATGGCGTTTCGGTGCTGCCGACCGACATGGACCGGCTGGCGCACAAGGCCCTGCAGAACGCCAAGGCGCGCGGCAGCTATCGCATGAAGCGCCTGAATGTCTGGACCGGCGCCGGCAGCCCTTTCTTCGACCTGGACGAATGGGATGCCTGCGCCGACCCGTCGATCCGCGAGGCGGATTTCCACGGCCTGGCCTGCACGGCAGGCCTGGACCTGGCCAGCAAGCGCGACATAAACGCGGCGGTACGCCGTTTTGAGGCGCCGGCCGGCCTGGTCGTGGTGCTGTTCGATTTCTGGCTGCCGCGGCATTGCATCGAGGATGTGGAAAACCCGGCCTATCCCGGCTGGGCGGAAGATGGCTGGCTGACCGTGACCGAGGGCAATGTGGTCGATTACGAGGCGATCAAGAACCGCGTGCTGGATTACGCGAAACTGCACGATCTGACCGAACTGGGATTCGACCCGCACCAGGCCTACCACATGGTGCGGCTGTTGATGGACGAAGGGGTGACTTGCGTGGAAACCCGGCCCACGGTGCGGAATTTCAGCGAGCCGATGAAGGAACTGGACAAGCTGATCGCCGAGCGCCGCCTGCGCCATGATGGCAATCCGGTGATGCGCTGGATGATTGGCAACGTCATTGCGCAGCGCGATTTCAAGGATAACGTCTATCCGCGCAAGGAATCGAACGCAAAGAAGATCGACGGGCCTGTCGCCGCGATCATGGCCCAGGCGCGCGCCAGCGCCGCCCCGGAAGTCAAGCCGGTGCCGCGGATCCGCATCATGGGAGAGACGCCGCATGAAAATGCCCGCATGGCTGGCCCGGCTTAACCCGCTGGCGCGCGACACCGCGCCGGAAAAAACGCCCGGCGCCAGCCGCTACATCATGATTCCAAGCCAGATCGGCGGCGTCTGGGTGACGGAAGAAACCGCGATCCAGCTGAGCGCGGTTTTCGCCTGCGTTTCGGTGATTTCCAAGGCGCTGGCGGCCAGCGTCTGGGATGTCTTCGAGGAAGGCGCGGACGGTTCGCGCGAGATGCGCCGGGACAGCCAGCTGTTCCGGCTGCTGAATGTGGCGCCGAATGCGGAAATGACCGCCTTCGAATTCCGCGAGGCGCTGCTGATCGGCGCGCTGATGTGGCATGGCGGCTATGCGGAAATCGAGCGCGACAGCGTCGGCCGCGCCGCCGCGCTGTGGCCGCTGCATCCCGATCGCGTCGAGGCGGAACGCGACGAGGCCGGCGCGCTGGTCTACCGCGTGCGCAACGAGCGCGGTTCCGACAGCATCCTGGCCGAAAGCGATATGTTCCGCATTCACGGGCCCGGCATCGACGGCATCGTCGGCTACAATATCGCCCGCCTGGCGGCCCGCGCCTTCGGCCATGCCATGGCGGCGGAAACCTTCGGCGCGGCGTTTTACGGCAACGGCGCCCAGCTGGGCAGCACGCTGGAAACCGAGGCCAATCTGACCGACGAGCAATTCAAGCAACTGACCGAGCGCCTGGCCGAACATGAAGGGCCGATGAAGTCACATAAGCCGATGATCCTGGAAGGCGGCCTGTCCTACAAGCAACATGCGGTGGAGCCCGAAAAGGCGCAATTCGTCGAAACCCGCCATCTGCTGATCGAGGAAGTCTGCCGTTTCTTCGGCGTGCCGCCGCATAAGATCGCGCATCTGCTGCGCGCCACCTTCAGCAACATCGAGCACCAGGGCATCGAATTCGTGCGCGACGCGCTGGTGCCCTGGGCCGAACGGCTGCGCCAGGAGGCCGACCGCAAATTGCGCCCGGTCAACCGCCGCGCCATGCGCACCCGGCTGCAGCTGGACTGGCTGTCGGAAGGCGACGCCAAGGCGCAGGCCGAATCGGACAGCAAACTGATCCTGGCCGGCATCTATAGCATCAACGAAATCCGCCGCCGCCGCGGCGAGAACACGATTCCCGATGGCGACAAGCATATCGTGCCGTTGAACAGCACGACACTGGACAAGATCGGCGAGGATCCGCCGCCGGCGCCGCCGCCCCTGGATCCCGGCGAGGGCGAGGAAGAAACCGAGGATCCAGACGCGCCGCCGCCGGACGATGGCGCCCGGGAGCGCGGCCTGCGGGTGATCGAATCATGATCAACATTAAAAAACACTCGGCCATATCGTATGCGCGACACTGGCCCGTCATGGTGTGGCGGCTTTACAGGATCTATCGCCTGGCACGCCCCGACCTCGCCTGGATCGAATGCATCGCGTCAGCTCTGCAAGCCGGGTACCGGCATTGGCGGATACGCCAGACAATTCCAGATCAAAGGGGGCCTCATGCTTCATAAACAGCATCTGCCGATTTTCAACATGCCGCAGCCGGCCGCCAACGGCACGGTGCGCGGCTATAGCATGCAGGCGCTCGGGCCGCGCTTCGCGGAGATCCACATCTATGATGTGATCGGCGACTCCTACGATGGCACCACCGGCAAGCAATTCGCCAAGGATCTGAAAGCGCTGGGCAACGTCGACGAGCTGCGGATCTTCATCAATTCGCCGGGCGGCAGCGTCTTCGACGGCATGGCCATCGTCAACCAGCTGACCCGGCACAAGGCCCGCAAGCTGGTGGTGATCGACGGCATGGCGCTGTCGATCGCCAGCGTCATCGCCATGTCGGGCGACGAAATCTCCATCGCCGGCAACGCCCATATGATGATTCACGACCCCTGGACGATCGGCGTCGGCAGCGCCGCCGACCTGCGCAAGACGGCCGACACGCTGGACAAGGTGGAAATCGCCATCGTCAACAGCTATACCGCCCGCACCGGCCTGGAGAGCTCCCAGGTGGCGGAAATGATGCATGAAGAAACCTGGATGGACGCGCGGGAGGCCGTCGAGCTGGGTTTCGCCGATTCGATCGGCGCCGAGGTGCAGATCGCCGCCAAGGCGCGCGGCTTCGATTTTTCCAGATTCCGGCATCCGCCGAAGGCCCTGGCCGAACTGGCCGGCCAGGCGGTGCCCGTTTCCACCTATGCGCCGCGCATCGCGGCCATGCGCCGGCGGCTGACGGAAGGCCGTGAGGCTCGCGGGGCCGGCCCTGCGACAAGCGCCGCCTGACCGCGGCATTTCCCAAACCGAAAGGACTTGTGACATGAAAACGGCATTGCTATCTGCTGCCGCCGGCGCCGCGCTGATCGCCGGCCTGGCGATCGACAAGAGGTTTCCCATCTTCGCCGAGGCGCTCTCGATCGAGGACATGCAGGCGCGCCTGCTGAACCTGACCGAGGAAGCCGAAACCATCCAGGCCAACGCGACCGGCGAACGCCGCGAGCTGACCGCCGAGGAAGTCGAGGAAATCGACCGCATCCTGGCGGAATTCGACGATGTTGAGGCGAAGATGAAAACCCGCCAGAAAATCGAATCGCTGTCGACCCGCCTTGCCGGCACCGCCGGTCGTCAGACCCAGCCCGCCACGCCGGGCGCCGGCGCCAATGCCGGTACAGCCGGCAGCCAGGCGGCCGCCTCGAACCGGATGCCGGCGCAGCCGCGCGATCCGGCCGAGGCCGCTCGCGGCGGCTGGCCGTCGCTGGGCCATTTCGCCATGGCGGTGCAGCGCGCGCATCCCGCCGCCGGCAGCGTCATCGACCCGCGGCTGATGCGCAACGCGCCGACCACGGTTTCCACCGAGGGCGTCGGCGAGGATGGCGGTTTCGCGGTGCCGGCCGAATTCCGCAACGACATCACCCAGCTGGTGTTCGGCGAGGAATCGCTGATCGCCCGCACCGACCTGATGCAATCGGGCAGCAACACCTGGACCGCGCCGAAGGACGAGACCACGCCCTGGCAATCCAGCGGCGGCCTGCAAGCCTTTTGGGAAGGCGAGGGCAGCCAGCTGACGCAAAGCAAGGTGGCGCTCAAGGATATGAGCGTTCGCCTCAACAAGCTGACCGCGCTGGTGCCGGTGACCAGCGAATTGATGGAAGACGCGCCCGGCATGGACAGCTATCTGCGCCGCAAGGCGCCGGAAAAGCTGGACTTCAAGGTCACCGACGCGCTGATTTCCGGCAGCGGCGCCGGCCAGCCGCTGGGCATCCTGAATGCGCCCTGCCTGGTCACCGTTGCTAAGGAAGGCAGCCAGGCGGCGGATACCGTGGTATTCGGCAACATCAACAATATGTGGTCGCGCATGTATGCCCGCTGGCGGTCCAGCGCGATCTGGCTGATCAACCAGGACATCGAGCCGCAGCTGCATGCGCTCAATCATCCCGGCGATTCCAGCCCGGTCTACATGCCGGCGGGCGGGCTTTCCGCTTCGCCCTTCGGCACCATCCTGGGCCGGCCGGTGGTGCCCAGCGAGGCCTGCAGCACGCTGGGCGATGTCGGCGACATCATCCTCGCCAGCATGGGCCAGTATCTCGCGATCCAGAAGGTCGGCGGCATCCGCACCGAGGTATCGATCCATCTGTGGTTCGATTACGACACGTCAGCCTTCCGCTTCATCCTGCGGCTGGGCGGCCAGCCCTGGCTGTCGGCGCCGATCGCCCGTTTCAAGGGCGGCAATACGCTGTCGTCTTTCGTGACCCTGGCCGAGCGCGCGTAGCATTCGGCCCGAATCGCTTTCACCGATAACCCGGCGGCGCCAGGCGGCGCCGCCGCAGCCCTGAAGGAAATTCGATATGAATATGATGAACAAGCTGGGCAGCGAAGCCGTTGCCCTTGTCGGCGTTGTCGACCCCGTATCGCTGGCGCCCGGCGCCAGCAGCACCGGCTATATCGATATGGCCCTTTTCGACCAGGTCATGGCGCTGGTCGCCGCTGGCGTCCTGGGCGTCAGCGGCACGCTCGACGCCAAGCTGGAACAGGCGCAGGATGCCGCCGGCACCGGCGTGAAGGATATCACCGGCAAGGCGATCACCCAATTCGTCAAGGCCAGCAATGACGATGATCAGGCAATCATCAATTGCCGCGCCGAGGAACTGGATGTCGCAAATGGATTTTCTTTCGTGCGCCTGACTTTGACCGTGGGCACCGCCGCCGGGCTGGTCTTCGGCAGCGTCTGGGGCCTGGGCCCGCGTTACGGCCCGGCCAGCGGCAACGATCTGGCCAGTGTCCAGGAAATCGTGAACTAGGAACAAAACGCCCGTTTGCAGGGCCGTTTCGGGCGGCCGGCCCGGCGTAAAGATGCGCCGGGCCGTTCCGTCTATCAACAAGGGATTTTTCAGCATGCCAGAGACGAAACGCAAGATCCGGTTCGTGCAGAACCGACAGGTCAAGGATCACACCGGGGCGGTCATCGATAGTTTCAAGGCCGGCCAGGTCTTCACCGTTGGCGACGGCCCGAAGGATATGGCGCCGGATTCGGCGCGCCATTGGGAACATCGCGGCGTCGCGGTGGAAGTATTGCCGCCGGCCAAGAATGTGCCGTCGCCGGCGCCATCGGCGCAGCGCCCGGAAGGCGATGACCTGACCGCGGAAATTCTGTCGAAGATCGACGCGCTGGACGAGAGCGAGGATTTCACCCACGCCGGCGTACCCAGCGTGCCAGCGCTGACCCGGGCGCTGGGATACGATATCAGCGCCGCCGAACGCGACGCGGCCTGGGTGCGCTATCAGGAACAGAATGCGCCGGCGAAGGATCCCGGCGGCAAGACCGGCGCGTTTATCTAGGCGAGGCGAACGCCGTTCGCCTGGCAAACCGCATCACCAGGAAAGGAAGAAAACCCATGTTCTGCTATATGGCAACGGCGCGCGCCGAGCGCGACGCCGATGGCACCTGGCTGCAGCCCGAGGGCGCCATTTTCAACAAACGCGGCATGGCCGAACCGCCGCCGGTCGGCGATCCCGCCGGCTTTCAGCGCCGCATGGCGGCGGACGGTTACGAGGTGCGGTTTTATAACGAGGACCGCGGCGACGTGATCGATGCCGCCGGCGAGACGGTCCACAAGACGGTTATCCGCCGCCCCGGGCGCGCGCCTGAAATCGTCGAATAGCCGCGGCACCGGCCCGGCCGCCGTTCCATCCCTTATCGGAGATTCGAAAAAATGAACGCTCAATTGATGGCGGCCCGGCATCCGGGCCTATTGATGAATGCACCCGGCCTGGTCCAGATCGGTGGCGGCCTGCTGGCCGATCCCGATCTGCTGCGCGCCGCCTGGCGGCAATTGCCGGCCTGGTTCCGGGCCCGCGCCCGCGCCCTGGACGATATTGGCGGCGGCATCCTGGCGATGGCCGGATTCCTGCCGGACGAAGGCGAGGCGATGATCGCCGACCAGGTCTTCAAGAATGTGACGACCGACCGCGGCACCAATCTGGATCTCAATCTGTTCACCAATGTGACACCCGGCGAGACCATCACCGCGGCCACCCTGACGCGGCCGACCGGCACGGGTTATGCCGCGCTCACCCTGACCGATGCGTCCTGGACCGGCGCGGCCGATACGCGCAGCTATGCGCAGCAGACCTTCACCGGCGGCGCCGGCGGCTGGACGGGTTCGGTGCAGGGATACGACATCACCAGCAAGGGCACCACGCCGCGTATCGTGGCAATCGAGGTGGACGGCAACGGGCCCTATACCATCAATGAAAACGACACCTACAAGATCACGCCCAACGTGACCTTTGCCTGACCGCCTAGCCGCCGCCTAGAGGGAATTGCAATCATGCTGGCGATCGTCGAGATGATCCGTTATCCCGATATCGATGTCGGTGTCGCCGATTATCTTGATGTGCTGTGCAGCGGGCTGACGCCATCGGCGGCGCTGGAATTCGTGGTCGGCGGCACCGTGCGCGGCACGGATACGGTGGAAACGGACGGCACGCTGACGCTGCAGGGCGATCCGGGATCGGGCGGCACGGGGATCCCCGTGTCGCCCGGCGGCATGCGCAACAATTTGGCCGAATTCCAGTATCAGAAAAGCGAATTCACGGTGGATCCGGGCCCGGGTGCCTCGCCGGTCGATCTGCTGGTCGGCGCCTTCGGCGGCGGTGGCACCTGGTCGATCAGATACGCGGCTGTTTAGGCCATGACCAGCCGCGGCAATGCCAATACGACAAGCGGCAACAGCGATACCTATTCCTTTACGCATGTCCACAATGGCGACGAGCTGACCGTCACAATCGCTGTCACAGACAATACGGCGGTCAGCAGCGTAACGCATGGCGCCACCTCGCTGTCCGTGGTTTCCGGCACCGATCAGCAGAACACGGGCGCCGGGCATAGCGTGATCTACGCCACTTCGGCGGCATCCGGCAGCGCTACCCTGACCGTTACCCTGGCCGCCAAGGCGCGGGCGGCTGTCGGCGCAACAAGCTGGATCGATGCCGGCGCGGCCACGGATGGCCTG